ATGTCTTCAATCGCCATATCAACCTCAGGCTGATAAGCTACACCACGGTATTGCATAATTAATTGATGGTTATCTTTTGTCTCATCGCCATCAATATTTAAATATTGTCCATAATGCATGGAACCAGCTGTCACATAACCAGCGCCATCATCATCTCTGGCAGGAACAATTGACGGGGTCTTTGAAGGATCATCACCTTTAGACTTCTTTATCTCGAAACCAAATAGTTTAAAACTTTTTTCATCTGCCATTTAATTAATCCTTAGAGTAAGGGGGTGGTGATTAAACCACCCCGTACTCTTATATATATTTAAGTTGTAGTATCGGATTCAAAGTACTGATACGCAAACGTAACTTGGAATCTTTCGATTTCATCAGCCGATGCATAACTTAAGTCAATTGCTGATAAATCCGTAGGGAATGACCCACGGAAATTATATCGCTTAACTGACTCCCCATTTCTATCTAATTGGTCAACAAACAAATCAGACTCGTATGCAATTGGTGCTGCAAGACCAGTATTTGCCGAATGTGAGTTGATACCATTCATCCAACGTTCAAAGGAATTCCGAATAGTAAAATCAGTATCATTGATGATGGTCACTGTCCATTCTGGGAATGTACGGTCGCCAGCCATCTTTAAGATACGACCACGGAAAGGAACATTAATAATTCCAAAGGTTGAGCCAGGTAACTGAGCCGCTTCACATAAGAATGAAGTTAGTTCAGCATCACCATTGGCATAACCAGGAAAGTTAATTGTTGCCTTAAAGAGGTTAGGCCGTGCGCCACCACCTCTGAGTTTTGATTTAAAATCATCTACGCCTAAAATTGCCATTTTTTATTTCTCCTTAAACTGTGCCAACGACTTCATCAAAGTCGACGCCAGTTCTAACGGCCACAAAGTTCAGTGTGACAAAGTTGATGGAACGCGCAGGCTTAATAAAGATACTTGCAATGAATTCATTTCTGTCAATCACTGCTGATGTATTATTAGTTTCGTCTGCTACAACGCGGAAGGCCGTAATACCACGTCGGCCTTGTACTTCACGAAGCACAGGCTCAACAATATTAACGAATTCAGCACGCGTAAATTCATCGTTGAATTCAAACAAGACTTGTTCCGCTGCTCTACCAATTGCTCTTTCTAATACCAAGAACAAACGTCTTACGTTAATTCTATCAAAGGCAGACACACGGCCGAGGAATGTTTTATCACCAAAGAGCAATACGCCTTGTCCAGGAATATTTGCAATCGGGTTAACACCAGCTTTATACAACTGATCGCGTTGACCTTTTGTTGGGCTATATGCCAAAGCAGTTACACCTAACAATTGACCACGTCTTGAACCAGCAGGTGAGAACCAAGGAGCACGGTTAAAGTCCGTAGCAGCCATGATACCAGCAACCGTTGAAGACGCAGGAACATATGCATAAGTGTCATTATACTTGTCATATACTTTCAAGAAGTTATTATCTACAACCAAGTATGATGAACGAGTGAATGTAGCAACAGTGGCAAGAGTATTTGTAACTCGAGTTGTGTCATTAGCAGTATCTAGTACAGCAGTCCTGTCGGGTGATGCAACAACAATACAATCTTTACGTGCAGTAGCAATTCCAACCAAATGATTTACAAGGGTCGTTTGTTGTGTCTGTGTAATACCACTTTGTGATATGATAAAATCAACTTCAACTTGATCTTTATCTGCAAACAGATCATAACCTCTGATAAGGTCACTAGTTCCAATGAGTGCAGTATTATTACCATTAACAAAGGAAAGTGTCGATGCTGCTCTATCTGCAGAATCGACAAGATAAGATGTGTCCAATGAAGTTAAATCACCGCCGCCAGCAGAATCTAAAGCTGATGGGAAATTTAAGAATTTTACATACTCAGATCTAGCATTAATTACATCCTTAGCGTAAACCGTAGAACCTGTAGCATCCTTAGCATCTCTTAAGATTGACAAGTTAGGGAATGTCTCAAGGACCGCTCCTCTGGTGCCTGAAAACTCACCGTCTTGATCAATAATAGCAATGTGAACTTCATCACCTGTTGAGCCTTTGCTTTGTGCAAATACTGATGTGCCTGGCCTAGCATTAAAGCTACCAGCATATGTCCAAGCATCAAACTTGGTATCAGTTGTATCGGCAGGCAGAATAGAAACTTGTAAACTATTACCCAATGCACCAGCATACTTGGCCATAAATTGAATATTACCAGTAGCGCCGTAACCATCACTATCAATTGCTGCTAATGAAGCTTCCAAATTTCTAAATTCTTCTTCATTCTCAACTTGATATTTAAGAAGTGTATTAGGTGTGCCATCTGACCACGCAAGCGAATTCGTGTCACCGCTGTCGACGCCCTCGCGCCCTTCGCGTACAACTTGAAGCGTACTAGAATATTTTAAAAATTGAGTAGTTGATAAGAATGAAACATTGGTATCAGTGTTTGGTGCTGCAAATGTTGCTACCAGTTCTGATTCGTTTGCTATAATTTGTCGTTGTCCAATTGGACCCCAACGGAATTGCCCCACAATTGCGCCTGTAGTAGACTGAACATTCGGTACGCCGCCTGTTAAATCAATTTCTCTAACTACAACCGCAGGAGATTCGGTAGGTGCTGAAAGTGCCATCTTTTTTTCCTTTTAGGTTAATGATATGATCTCATAATACGGTTGTTTTCTCAATATACCATTATTTATAAATTTATAGATTTGGGTCATAGTCAACAGCCCATTCGGTACCTCGCGGTGTTTCTATTTGCGCAATGTGATCGCTGCCATCATCAATAAACCCAAAGGGCACTAAATCATTATCAATCTCTTGCATTCGTTGGTCAAAGAGCATTTTTTTAAGATCGATATTTGTCATATCATTAAAATACTGCGTTGAAACAAAGAATCCAAACATAACTAAGTTCATCATTAAATCATCATGGTTACCATTACTGGCTTCATATGAATGGCCTCTTGCTTCAAACGTAGAAATTTCTAAGATGGTATCTTCATCTACAATCTTAAGTTTATGATTCTCCAATACATCCTTAATCGCAGAACACCCAAGACGTTTTACTTTACGTGTCATCTCAACACCAAGAGCATTTGCTTTAATTGCAGACTCAACGTGCATATTTTCATATTCTAAATCATGATATAATCCATTGCAGACAACACCGCCTTGATCGTTGGATTCAATTACAACATATGCTTCATTGTAGATTTTCGCATACTTATATATAATATTAGGGAAGAGAATAGGAGACATAACATTATTGCGATATACTGCAACCTGTTCAAATGGGCTAACACTAATATCGATCACGTTAAACGTAGAATAGTCCTGTCCTCTTCCCTTACTTACATCTACAGTCATGATATAATCATGTCCCTTCACAGTCTCTTTATAAATGTTGAGGCAATAATTCTCCAATCGTCGAATTGGTTCGGTAGATCTAAACTGCATCAACGTCTCTGCATTAATTAGAGTATCGCCTGTCCCGAAAAACGTTTGTGTTGATGGTATAAAATCATCGTGATAATAGACTGAGCCGTTTCTAACATTTATGGGGGAATAAAGATTGATTTGACCGCTAATAATATCGATTGACCGTACGCACTTGCCCCCGATAATATCACCGATTTTGAGGTTTTCTGCATAAACTTCGCGTGATTCGTCAGTTACAAATTTATGTTGTAATGCGCAGTCTATATCGGACTCATCAAATTTAATACGAAGTGATTTATCATGATCAAATAGTGAAACCCCGTCAAACGATTGAAACCCCGATGGTGTTAGTATTTTCATAAGCTTAACACTTTACAGTTATCAAAGTGCCATCTCCGCATATTTACCACACTGCCTGTCTTTTGACAATGTGGGCATTCAATGGTAGGATGTTTTTTTCCATAAAAGCCGTTCTTCTCACCGCGCGATGCGTTAGATATATTTAGCTTATGTTCATCTGTCAACTCCCGCCCTGCCGTTGTGCCTGGTTTACTTTTAATCAATGCCGCTTGTGTTGCCCTCCTTTCTGGGGTCCAGGCTTTCTTATAGTTTTCAATAGCAGATTTAGTGCGAATTTGTCCGGATAACGATATAGATCTCTTAAGGTTGCTTTCGTCAGATTGTTTCTTGCCGAAAAACGGATGATTTGATCCTGACCCCACACCGGAGCCTCCGCCAGCTATATTATAACACATGTCTTCATGTAGGACGTTCCCGACAATTAAAGCCTCCGCTAGATATGCATCATCCTCATTTAAATGATAGGATAAAATCTTTCTATCCCATATAGTATCTGGATATTTTTTAACTGCTGCTTTTATAGCAGTGCCTGAGCCCATATAACCTTTATTCCACTTGTCTAGATATGTTTTACCTATATAAAATTTTAGGTTTTTGGTATTTGTTATCTTATACGTGATCCAGATTTTAGCTATAGGTTCAGCCTGCATTTCGAGCTGCTGTTCGGTAGTAAAACCTAAAGTATCGCCGCTCCTTATGATATTGTGCAGCGTACCCAGCTCGACGTTGTAGTAGCCTGCATCTGTCGATACTACGACTTTTGATTCCTGGCTCAGGCAATTTCCAAATTCTTGGTCAAATTGCAATTGACTTGTATTGGCAACGGTTTGTTTCTTCCAGTTTGCATCTCTACCAGGAACATCCCACCAATCCACCCGGAATGGTTTAAACTCACTTACACCTTGAATAGCACCTTCCCAAATCTTTTGGAATGTATTACCGATACCATTGGCTGTAGAAGTGATAATAACTTTAGTTGTTGTACCAGCAGCAATCACTGGATATGTAGATGTATAAAACTCAGTCGCACGTTCAACAAAAGCAAACTCATCCAAATACAATAAGTTAACTGACAAGCCCCGGACAGAAGAGCCCGAGGTTGCCCGAGCTAATATGCGTGAATTATTCGAGAACTCAATTGAGCCTTTGTTCAAAGCTTTACATCCAGGTTGCAAGAAGAACGGAATGTTTTCTAACATCAACGTGATACGGCTCAACATTTCACGTGCAGTATCGCCTTTGTTTGCAAGAATAACGATTGTTTTTTCTGAATGAAATAGTCCATACCAGAGTAAATATGCACACGCAGATATTGATTTACCGCTTTGCCTACACGCGAGAACTATATTAAATCTGTTTGCATTAAACGCTGCAAACATATCGGATTGATACTGATAAAGATTAAATGGCACTAATCCTTTATCAAGCGAAATTACTTTAATATATTTTTCGGTAAAATATACTGGGTCGTGCATGCACTTGGCATACTCTTGGATTAACTCAGTTGTCCATTGCTGAGTTATGCCATCTCGTTTGACCATCGGATTGCCGAGATAAGTTTCACTTGTTACCATTCGTCCTCATCGTCCTCATCTTCGTCATCATCGTCATCATCATCATCCATGAAATAATATTCACTTGACTGAATAAAATAATTAAACACTGAAACCTCTGCTTCGTCTTGTGTTAAAGCTGCAACTTTTGCCGTAGCAAACCCTTGCTCATTAATCATAAGACTAAAAGGAAATCTACCGTGAAAACAAAAGTCCTCGGATATCTCAAATTCGACATAAAAATGTTCTAATCGCATTACTCTGTCAAGTATCGCCTGAACTTCCTGCATGAGAATCTCCTAAGTTTTTGGTGTTACATCTATGGCATTATTAGTCTGTTGTAATAATTTTTGTAATTCAGCAGTAGAGCCTAAGAATATATTATTCTGTTGATTCTCTATCTGTGCTTGTTGTTTCTGGGGTTGATCTTTTTGATTGATATCCCTGTTCTTTTTGTTTAGGTCCATTAATCTATCGTTAACATCGCTGACATTTTTAATCATCGTTGCAAGCACTTCAAATGCTCTTGGGTGCTCTGACTCACGAGCAACCTCCATCATTGTCTCTAATGAACTTTTACCCTTTTCAATTAAGTCGTAATATGTCTCACGCGAATATTCGTAATCCGTTTTGATGTAATCAGAATCGTTCATAATTTTTAGGCGCTGTCGTCAAAAGATAAATCGATGGTTGTGTTAAATCCAAAATCGCTGTCAGCGGAACCATATACACCCAACGGGTTGGTGACAGTAGTAAGTGTTTCTAATTTAACATCAGAATCGGCTAAGCCGACGCCAGATTGAAACAAATTAGTAACAGCACTGGTGATAACAGAAGAATTTGCAACTGGTCCATGAAAATTAATTTTCATTTCAAAGTCTAAAGTATATATAATGGTTCTTCGTTGCTCTAATGCACCATCATAGTCATCTGTAAATGAGACCGACTGCATCGCAATAGGCACATCCTCTTTAAACTCTGGGTAAACATCTGGAAATGGTTTAATCGTCAGCGTGTATTGGGGATTAAAAAACGGTAGAATCTGTTCAACAATTTGCAATGCATCATCATGAGACTTTGCATACACATTTAATTGAAACGTAATCGTGTATGGTACAGGTGCAAAGAATGATTGTCTTGTTGTAGCTGCAGAACCAAGTGTGTTAAATGAACTGGTCTTTGCTAATTGCCGTGATGTATCGTACGCAAAGGACGTAATTTCAAATGACATCCGTGGCAATTTAACTGCTACTTGACTGTTATCAGTAAGGCTTGGATTTTCTCTAATGCGCTCCAAGTATTTGGATTTTGGAGCATACGACAATGGTGCCTTCACTTGGCTAATGACGCTACCAGAAGAGTTCTTCCGAAGGACGTATATGTTATTAAACAATCGACCAAAAATGGCTACTGCTTTTCTAACTTTCTCGTGATAAAAATAAATTCCAAACATTAATTATTCCCCGGATCACCAAAAGGATTATCTTCTGTAAAGTCTAAGAAGTCATCCGATAAATTGCTAAAATCATCATTTTGTTCATTACTAGAAATTTGATTATTTTCGCTGACACTTAGAACTGTATAATCAGAATCTGCTCTATAATTACCGCTTATTCGAATCGGCCTTGAAGTGACGAACTCATGGTATTTACCATCAGTGGCACCAATATGTATAAGTCCTAAGTTGCGATCAGAATCTGACCATTCTGATACTTCGCCAATCATCTGTAAATTAGAGGCTGAATCTAGAATTTGGGTCGCAGTATCGCCTATACTGATTAATGCATTGCTTGTTCTATCTAGATTAAGTGTGTATTCGTATGCATTAACTTGTTCAATAACATCGATGTCATTAACGCCAGTGTTAAGATTTTCATCATTATACTCAAACAATTGACAACGCATCTTAAAGAGTGGCAAATTGCCTAATTGATAAAATGGTTGCTCGTGCTCAACATGATTAATCTGAAATAATTTCTTCGTCAACGGCAAATAAATTAAATCACCTTCGTTTGGCCGAATACCGGTTATCTCATTTTGATATTTACCAACTGTTGCTGCCCAACGTTTCCGCGCAACAATAAAGGTTGCTTCATCTCTAATTTCTACACCAAAGCGGCTGAATAGGTCACCCTCTCCATCAAAGCCTTCAATGTTTTCAATGTACATCTCAATCTTATAAGATGAGTTGAATTGAGACGGGACGTCATCACCAAAGATTTTATCTTCATTCACCAAAGTGCGTGGGAGATAATAAACATCTTGGCCGTAAATTTTAAGCGACTCTATGATAATACCTTCATAGAGATTCTGCTCCGATCTTACTTGATCTGAAAAGTATAGATTGCGCATTGTTATCCTACAAAGAAATCTGGCGGCATTTCGCTTTCAAGCCTGATATCTTCTTTTAGCTTTTCCAACTCACCCGTGGCATCATCATAGAGTTGTCTACCGTTTAATGTCACACCGCCTGGTAGTTGCATACCATCAAACTTAATAAGATTTTGGCCCCATTGTTGTTTAATCAGCGATGTTGCATACGCCTTCAACCACTTATCATTATATATGGCAGTATGTGTTTCTGGGTTTATTGTTTCATAAACTTCAGCTACAATATAATCACCTTCTTTAATATCGCCGTCGGTGAAGTCACCAAAGATATAAAGACGGTTCTGTCTTCTTGAGAATTGAACTTGTGGTGTACCATTCAGCTTAGTCTCTAACAAAGACATATACTGCTGCATTTGCTCGTAGTACGCCAAGTCACCAACGAAACCAGCAAGGTTATGCACATCATTTAACATGATTTGATACTTAATATCAAAGAAGTTACGGCTATTTGCAAAAGTTGAAGTAATTGGAAACAACTTCGTGATGTAAATAATATCAGTCGATAAAGTAATATACTTATTTGTCACGTCGTCAGCTGTTATAAGATGCTTTAAGTAAGTCTTAACAGTTGCGTCTGAATGATATTCTTTATAATAATCTAATGCTTCATCAATGCGATCATCCACTTGATCTTCATCAACGTTAACTTCAATCACTGGCTCACCAAGCTTGCGTTTGCAATAATCAATGAGTGTAGCTCTACTGTTTGGTGATGCCATTCTAATTTGTCCCTGTTGCCTATTTTAATTTAAATAGTGCTAAAATACGAATCTTAATACTATTTATAATAAATAAAAGGTGAACTAATTACGCGGTTTGTACACCCTGAATAATTTTTAAACTGGATCCATTAACATCGTAAATAATAAGCTGATTACCAGGATCGGCCGTCACTTTGACACTACTGAGCTTAAGTGTATCACCCGTCGTCAGTTCTTGAAATTTATCATTAGCTATTACAAGCGGAATTCTATCTGCCATAGTTTTTTCTCAAAAAGGTTTTTATATATTTATACATCTAATTGTATATATTATCTTGTAAGAATTTATAGTGCGCGGGTAATGTGTCTACATGCTCCATAAGTATTTTCCTATGTTCTTGCCATTCTTTAAGAACATTAGAGGTTAGATCTGGTGGCTCTTTATATAACATACCGAGGTATTCCTCGTGTGGCTTATTAATACAATTGTGCCCCAGCTACCGGCCTGTTCGCCAGCGCTAATTAGCTCTAACCGCAAGTTGGGGGAATATGTACTGCTCATTTAGTTGCTCCTTACAAGGCTCTATTGTGCCTGTTTTACTCGTCCGCGTGAAGCGGTGTGTTGCCCTCTGCCCGCCACTCTAGGCAGGCTTCATCCCATAAGTAGTCAGCGCCATCATCTGGGTATTCGACAGGGCAGTCCCACAAGCCCGCCCGACCAGAATAGACCATCAACTCTTGTAGCGCTTTTTCGTTTTGCTTAATCGTCTCCAACGCGAAGAAC